GAGCTGAGGCCGTCGCGTCATGCTGGCGAGTCACAGCAGCAATACAGGCTGCGGCAAAAGCTTGGGAGGCGGATTGTGGCGGAGTTCATGCGAGGGCGGATGGTGTACGTGTCTGCTCCTATTCGCTCGATTGCTGATCCCAGCTGGCGCATGGTTCACGTAGCGGTGAAAGGCGTTCGACCGTACAGGCTGGCAGTCTGATGGCGCAGCGAGGGGTTAACAAGGCGATTATCCTCGGGAATCTCGGGAAGTACCCGGAGACACGACATTTCCAGGATGGCACGGCCGTGTGCAATTTCTCCGTCGCAACGTCTGAGACCTGGAAGGATCAGCAGGGCCAGCAGCAGGAAAAAACCGAATGGCACAACATCAGCGCATTCGGAAAGCTGGCGGAAATCTGTGGGCAATATCTCCGCAAGGGCTCGAAGGTTTACATCGAGGGTAAAATTCAAACCCGCAAATGGCAGGACCGAGACGGAAACGACCGATACAGCACTGAGATTCGAGCGGATCAGGTGCAATTCCTGGACCGGAAGCCGGATGGCGAGAAACCCGCCGATTGGGACGTTTACGGCACGCGCCACAAAGAACCGAATGACGAAGTTTTTGACGACGACATAACTTTTTAAGCAATGAGTTACGCGAAAGACCAAGCAGAATTTATGCGCCTAGCGGGGCAAACGGTTGGCGAGTGGAACGATGGCCAGGCCGCTAGGTATGTGGCGCATTTGGGCGAGGAAGCGGAGGAATGCGCCGTTGCATGGTTTCAGAGGGACCGAGTTAAGCTGATTGACGGCGCAATCGATACGATCGTCATCGCGCTTGGTTTTCTGCATTCAATCGGGGTTGACCCGGACGAATGCTGGAAAGCCGTTCATGCGGCGAACATGCGGAAGGTGGATGGAAGCTGCGGGGAGATCGTTCGGAGGCCGGACGGCCAGATTGGCAAGCCCGGTGGATGGTACGGCCCAGAGAATGACTTGAGGCGGATTGTCCGGAATGGCCAGGCCGGCGGCTGATCAAACGGGCAAAGTATTCGGGAATTTCCGTGTGATCGGCCCTGGCAAAGAGACCGGCCGGTGGCTTTCCGGGTGTACGGCATGCGGGGCGATGCACGACAAGATGCCGTCTTCGTTGCGGTCGGCAAAATCCAACCCGCGGAACGGGCGCTGCAATTCTTGCAGACCGAAGGCTACCTTTGGGCGCGCTCCTGTGGCTGCGGTAGACATCGGAATCGAGTATTTACCGGAGGGTGGATGGAGAAACACGCCGCTTGGTTTGATGCAACAAAATTTTATTTGTGGGAGAGCATTATGACTATGGTGGAATGGTGGGAAGAATTGGGTCACGAAATTTCACAGCCTGACGTGCCGCTGGGCAACCGAATTTTCGTGTTCGGTGGTTGGAAGCCTGGCCAGTTTGCCGCTGTGACGTGCATCATCGCAAGGCTTCGCGGGCTGCTGCGGTACTCTGGAAATGGCGACTTTCGGTGGGATGATGCGGCGAAGGCGATCCGGGCGGATCTAAACAACCGAATCGAGCAACGATGGAGGGCTGCGCATGGGAATCCTGGCGCTTGATCTAGGCACAAAAACCGGGTGGGCGTTCCGCGACTCTGGGGGGTACATCGTCTCAGGTGTGGAGGATTTTTCGCCGAAGCGATTCGAGGGAGGTGGGATGCGATTTCTCCGGTTCAAGCGGTGGCTGGCGGAGATCAAACAGTGCGCCGGCGGGGTGGATGCGTTGTATTTTGAGGAAGTGCGTGGGCACAAGGGCGTTGACGCCGCGCATATCTACGGCGGTCTGTTAGGGATTCTGACTGCGTGGTGTGAGATGCACGAAATACCGTATCGTGGCGTCCCGGTGGGCACGGTCAAGCGGCATGCAACCGGCAAAGGGGCCGCCGGGAAGCCGGCTATGATCGAGGCGGCGAAACGAAGGGGGCACGACCCGCACGACGACAACGAAGCGGACGCGTTGGCGGTTCTCTATTGGGGTATGGAGCATGAAAAATGAGCGAAGTAAATATAACAGAGTTGAACAAGTTTGTCCCGGAACTGATCGCGCTTTATCGACGCTGCGAGGACGCGAAAGAGGCGTTCAACGCCGGTGTTGATGCGGCTGTATCCGCATCAAGAGCGCGGAAAACCGTAGTCAGGAAGCTGATCAAGGCAGTAGCGACGGACAAGAAGGACGAAGTTGCTGCCGAGGCAGCAGAAACATCTGATTTGATCGCGGCGGTGCGTGCGTGACTGGTGTTTTCGAAATCGCCGGCCGCGACGTTGGTGCGTTGGTTGAGGAAAAAAACGCTGCCTACGGCAACAGCTACGACGCAAGCGCGAAAATCATGGGCATTCTGTATCCGGACGGCATCCGGCCGGATCAGTACCGGGATGCGCTCGGGGTTGTGCGGGTGATCGACAAACTGTGTCGTCTGGCGCATTCGCCGGACGCATTCGGAGAAAACCCGTGGGCGGATATCGCCGGGTACGGGCTGCGTGGTATGGTCGGGCCGATTGATCGCCCTGGATTGAGCAATGCAAAGCCGATAACCGGCGGGAGTGAGTAATGAGTAGTGTTGCTGTTGCGGAAATGATTATCGGGGCGCTGCTCAGCCTCGCGAGTTGGCTAGTGCGGTGGCGCAGACAGCAGGACGACGAACAAACACAAATCCAGGGAGTGGGGTCGATCCTGGACCGGATCGCCGCGATTGTCCGTATGGTGGAGGACCTATCCGAGGAGCGCGGGCAGGACAAAATGCGGCTGGTGCTCGAAGAGCTTCCGAGGCGCGGAATTGTGCTTCGGGAACGGGATGCGCGGTGGCTTGTGGAATCAGCATTGCTGAAAATGGAGGCGGACCGATGATCCAGATCAAAATCGAACCGGGCGCGTTCGAGCGGATTGATGGGCGGCTTGCCGATCTGATTGAGCGCGGCCGATCGAACGGGATTACGCTGGATGTAAGACGGACTGATACCGGGTTGGCCGGTGGTTTTTCGGGAAAAATCTCCGGGACGTTCACGCTGACACGATCGCTTGCGACGGTCGACATCACGAAAAAGCCCCTTTTTGCGACCGAGGGCATGATCCGGTCGAAACTGGCGGAGCTTTTCCAGTGACTCCGGAGCTGATTTCACAGCTCAAGCGGCACGAAGGCCTCGGCAAAGTCGTGGGGCAGCGAACCTATGTGTACCGCTGCACAGCTGGTGCTCTCACGGTCGGGTACGGGCACAACCTGGACGCTAACCCGCTGACTGCCGCCGAGCGCGAGATTACAGGCTGGAACGGCAGTAGCATCACGCTGAAAGGCGCTGAATTGCTGTTGCAAGCCGACGCGGAGCTTGTAGAGCGCCAGGTGTTGACCCGGCTGCCGTGGGCGTCGAAACTGTCACCGGTGCGGCTCGGGGTGCTCGTGAATATGGCGTTCCAGATGGGGGTAGGCGGGCTGCTGAAATTCAAAATCACGTTGGGGCTGATCCGTGCAGGGCAGTATCGTGCGGCATCTGCTGCAATGCTGCGTAGCGCGTGGGCGCGGCAAACTCCGTCGAGGGGTCGTGAGCTTGCCGCGCAAATGCGGGCTGGAACTTATCGCTTTAATTAAGGCGGCGCAGTAAAAACTTAAACAACACGGCGAGCTTAAATCGCTCGCCTTGAATTAACTGTTATGCATGAGGATTGACGATGAAAGCATATCAAGAAGATTGGTTGTAATCATTGGAAGAATTTACTACACCCTGGGGTAAGACAAATATGGAAAATAATGTTTTGTGTATTTGTTGCAAAATAATTGGTGACGATACTGGGTGTACTGACCCTTTAACACAAAAATTAGCAATAGTTTTACAAAAAATTCTGGCTGAAAGGATTGTTACGCCTAACGCATTAGTTCAGCGGGAGGCCGAAGGCCGATCCGCTGGAACGGAGGGTTAGATGCTGCACATTTACACCGAAACGATGCAACCAGCGACGGGCTGGACGGACATGCACAGCGGAGAGCCGATGCACATGGGTTTTGAGCCTGAGAAGCTGATTTACACGGATTGCTGTGGCAAGCAACGGCCAGCGAAAGACTGCGTGGTGCAGTGTTACTACGATGGCCTGATCGTCTGGTGTGCACTGGACAAGGGCTGCAAAGACCCGCTAGTAATAGCGGAGAAGAAGGCGCGTGAGTTTGCGAACCGTAGCGCAGGGCAAAAAGCACGGTGGACGAAGGCATCTAACAGTGAACTATCCGGAATTTCCGGATAGTTGATTTCGCATCCGTGCGCGGTACTCAGCGGATCGGCACCTCGGCTTTCCGCATGTTGCCGCACGGGCCAGTGCGGTGAACTGCTCCCCGCAGATCGGGCAGGCTTTCTGCTCGGTTTTGCGGAGGGATGCCAGTTGGGCGGCTGGGGTGTTCATGGCCGAAAAGTCCCACACTGACAATCCGACATCCCGCACAAAGTCCTCTCAACACGGCGTAGCCCGCGCTTCGCGGCGGCTGTAGGGCGTCCCGTCGCATACACTGCTGCCTGGATTTCAAGCCATGCCTCACCAGCATCCTCCGCCTCTGTCCGGACGCGGACCGAAGTTCCGTGGAAGCTGTTTTTTAATTCAATGGTGTTCATCTCAGTCTCCAGTTAGCGGCATCCTGCCGTTGATTGAGTCCTTCCCGTTGGCGGCCTATCCGCTCAACGTGGGTATAGTATGAATCAATAGCGCATATGATGCAACCACTATTTTTAGCATTGCTAGAACATTTTGTTTGCTGTTTAGCTTTGCGATATAATCAACAGGCATGAGCGATGAATCTATGCTGATTGGGATCGCCGTTGCGGCGCTGTGGTTGGGCGGATGGCTCGCCGTGCTTGCGGTGCTGGTTTTCCGGTGATCGTGCTGGCGTTGCTGCTGGCGGGGTGCCTGCGGGCCGAGTGCCGTCCGAGCGGCCGGGTGATCGCGGACGAATACGGGCTTGTGCGCAGCGATTACGGGGCGATGGCGGGGATTAAATGCGAGGTAGGAATTGACAGGCGATAGGAAGGACGATCGGGGATGGGTGGCGAGTCACTACCGCGTTGGAAATGTGCAGCAGCATCGGCGGTGGCTGGTGACGATGGAGGGCCGGGCCGGGCGGTTGGAGCAGCAGCACAACGCACATTCCATTGACATCGTGATCGACCGGATCGCGCGCGGGATCATTCCGCGCCCGGAGGGGATGACGGCTTTTTCGGTGGTTGCTATTGATGGCGATGGCAGCGCATGAAGCACGATCTAAGAAACGAACTGCGTATCCACGTAGGGGGCGGGCTTGTTGTTGGCTTTTCTCGTGCTGTTGTTCGAAGAGTTCCGCTGGCCGCATGGTGGGATTTGGTTGGCAGGCACATGGCGGCTCCAGCCGCGCCAATGCTTGGGAAGCAGCGTGAAAAATTGGACGGTATGGCAAATTGGTGGGGGCGTGCTGGATGGTTGATGCACACGGGCAGGAACTATTGACCAAACCTGACATACAGGCCGCGTTCGCGTTCGCCGTCAACTTAGCTATATTACATCTGAATGACACTGCGCAATCCGGATAACGGGCGGAAAGTCCAGAAGCGCGGCGAGGATATTGACATTGCGGAAGCGGAGCGCTTGGCGGCGAGGGGGTTAAGTCAGGCGAAGATTGCGCTTTGCCTTGGGGTGTCCGAACGAACGTTAAGATCGCACAAGCGGACGAACGCCGATCTTGCCGCGGCAATAAAAAGAGGCCAGGCGCAAGGCGAGCATCAGGTTTCTGATGCCTTGTTCGAATCGGCGATGAACGGCAACACCACGGCTCAGATTTTCTACTTAAAGGCTAAGTGCGGGTGGTCAGACCAGCAAGCGCAGATCGATGCGCTTCAGGCCGAAGTAGATGCGCTCAAGGCGGATAAATGAGCATCGCATCGCTCCGCGCGGAAGTTCGGAGGCTGAAGGCGCAATCGGAGAAGCGGAAGGAAGCGTCCGAGGCCGCGAACGATCCGAAATACAGGCTGTTGGACAGGCTGTTCTCGACGGCGGGAAGCCGAGACGGGTACGCGAAACACATGGAAGTCATGGCGGCCGGTCGCGAAAGCCGGTCACGATTGTTCATCGCGGCAAACCGGGTAGGTAAGACGCTGCTCGGAGCCTACGAAACGGCCTTGCACTTGACCGGGCGCTATCCGGATTGGTGGCCGGGCATTCGATTCAGTGAGCCTACGCTGTGCTGGGCAGCGGGAGATACATCGAAGACGACGCGCGAGTTCGTTCAGGAAGCATTGCTCGGGCACGAACGCGGGACCGGGACGATACCGGGCGCAGATATTCTGAGAACGACCGCGAAAAGCGGCACGGCGGATGCGGTAGACACGATTGAAGTGCGGCACGTGTCGGGGGGCGTCTCGAAGTGCGTGCTGAAATCCTATGATCAAGGGATTGATGCGTTCATGGGGAAAGCCGTTCACTCGATCTGGCTCGACGAAGAGCCTCCGTTACCGGTTGTCACGGAATGCATCGTCCGCACAATGACGTGCGGCGGCCGGGTGCTGATGACGTTCACGCCCGTGCGCGGCCTTAGCCCCACTGTCCAGCATTTCATGCCGGCCGGGACGATCCCCGAGCCGATGCCGCACGGAATGCACATTGTCCAGGCGACATGGGACGACGCGCCGCATCTCACAGCGGAGATGAAAGACGAGCTGTACAAGGCGCTGCCTCCGCATCAAAGGGACGCTCGTTCGCGTGGCATTCCGGCGCTCGGGGCTGGTGCGATTTACCCTGTCCCAGAATCGGAAATCA